TAATTCTTGAAATATTGGTGGTGCTACTCCCATATGTTAATTTTTATAGTTTTGAATTTTGATTAGGAAAATAATATACTAACGGTTCAGTAGGTGGTGGTGTATTTGAAGCTGTTAAAGGTAAAAGTGAATTTATAGACCCAATATTAGTACTATAGAATGATAATTCACTTGGAAATTCATCAACTGTTTTAATTGAAGTAGCATTAAATATTGATCTACTATTAATATGAGAAGATCCAAAACTAAATAACCCTCCACCAGAAGATGACCCTGAAGCTACATTTTGAGTTAGATTACCTTTTGATTCTCTAACACCATATCCCCCAAATACTCCATCATCTTGATTACTACCTGTGTTTGCTGTATAAGAATATAGTTTCATTAAAAGACCTTGATTAAATTTTACACGATGTGATTCTTTTAATAATTTACTATCTATATTATTTATAATTTTTGTAACTATTTTAGACCCTTCAGGAAAACTTTCATGGATAAAACGTCTAAATGATGTTTTTTTCTCTTCAGTTTCATTAAATTGTTCATGAGAAATTTTTTCTACTTTATTTGTTTCTACATTTATTAATAAAATAGTATCAATAGTTACATAACTATGATTTTTAATCTCTGTTAAATGATCACCTGTGTTATCAGCGTCTCCTGTTAGAATACTAGATCCAACAAATAAAGCACATACTTTATTTTCTATAATAGGTTTTAAACCAAAAGGATAAGGACCATCTCCTTCTGTATAAAAATTAATTCTAGTTCCTGTTAGTTTAGATCCATTATAACGAGAATTTTTCCATGATGCCATATCTATAAGACTATCATCAAATTCTACATTATAATCTTTATATCTATAATCTTGTAAGTTATCAGGGATAAAAGCAGTAATACTTTCTACTTCTGTTGTACTTGAGTTTTGAAATTGAGTAAAAGAAAATCTAAATGATTTATATTTTATAGGGTTAACTAAAGGTTGAGTTATAAGATATTCTTGATCACTAGAACTAGCTAGTCCTGATACAGTTGAAATAGTAATATAATTTATACCATCTGTTGATGCTTGAACTAAATAATGGGTGGCTTTGTGATCTGAAGTAAAATTTATTACTAATTTAGTAAGAATTTGAGGTGAATCAAATGTATGAGTTATAGCAAAATCAGTATCACTATTACTAAAAATAATTTTACCAGGAGAAGTAACAGCTATATCATCAAAATCTCCTGATGAAATGGTAGAATTATGTGAAAAATTATTAGCGTTTAATGTTAATTGTTGAAAACCCATTTTTTAATTATTAATTAATTCGTCGTAATTGATAATACCTATTAGAAGTAATTCCATTTGTAATATTTCCTTCAAAATCTGAAGAACCTTTAAATCCACACTGATCTTTAACATTTATAATAGCATTAGTTCCTTGTTCTTGTCTTTGACCATTACTACTAGTTGTTTGAAGTAAATTATTAGTTACAATAACTGAGGAATTTGTTAAAGAAAATTGTTTTTCAGGATCTATTTCAAATTCAAAAGTTTGGTATGAATTATTTAACATACTTTGACCTACACCTGTAGTAGGAATTTCTCTTTTAAATTTGGTTCTTTCTAAATAATGTGGTTCAATTAATAATCCTGTTTTTAAATTAGCTTTTGCAGGGGTAAATTGTTCTATTAATTTAAATAATGTATGATCAATATACTGAATTAATTTAATATAATCCCAATAATTATATCGTCGTTTTACTTTTTTAAAATATATATCTTTTATATCAGCTAAATCTTCATATATAGATGCAGACTGAACTGATGGTAAAGGTGAACCTATATAATCATCCAATCTAAATGAACCTAAAGTATATAATATATCTTCATTAATTTCAGTTGTAGGAGAAAAAAACACTCCTAAATCTGGATAATCTAATGGTTGTCTATCTAATGTAGACGTTTCTGTTTTTTTATTAACTGATAACCAATCATCATCTATAGTACCTATATCTATTCTGGTTTTTTCACTTGTCATTGAAATACCAACTGTATCAGGAGTAGGTAAATGATGGGTTTCAATCACTTCTTCCCATTCTTGGGTAACCATACTACTTGATATTGAATTTAAATAATTTATATCTGAATTAGGATGAAAACTTGCTGAACTTCTTTTATCATTACTCCCTAATGGTAGTCTTAAAACTAAATTTTCATATGAAGAAGAAATTGTATTACCTGAATACATAAATGGTTCAAGTGCATGTTGTGTAAGAGTATCATGTGAAAGTAATTCACCAAAATGATATCTTATTTCTTGTATTGAACCTGAATAACGTAAAGAAGATACATTAGAAGGGGGATCTCCAGGAGGGATTCCTCCTATATAACTAAATTGGGCTCCCCCTACAAAATCCTCAAAATTTGGGTTACTGTTTTCTCTAAGAAATAAAGCACCTGAATAACTACCCCATCCTCCTGTATTAGCAACTAATGATTGGTTTATTGATGCTGTATAATATGATGTATTTTTTAAATAGTTTGATTGATAAGCACCAAATTCAAGTTCTTGTTGATTACCAATAACTTCTCTAGATCCTATATATACGTTCCAAAAATCTCCATTATATATAGGGAGAAATTCTGTAGATGTAAATGGTTGTGAAAGAACATCACCAGACTTTAAACTTAATTTACCATATTGATTAGCGTCTCCTGAAGATGATATATCACTACCTGTATAAGGTTCTAATATAAAATGCACATCTCTAGAAGGAGAACTTGAATCTGATAATGAAAATAAATGATAATTTTCACTAGATCTATGAGGTTTTATTCTAAATTCAACAGTTTTTTGAGATGCCGATAATTGATCTGTAAGATTAGACTTCCAAGGGGCTTTTATAAAATATCCACTGCCTGTACCTGAGTCTCCCTTTAGAGCTAATCCAGATTTTTCATAACTAAATGTCTTATATGTTGTTTTGTCTTTAGTAGGACCTCCATATTCTTTAACATTAAGTATAGTAGATGGAACACCATAACAACTCATAAGAGCTTTAAGACCACGTTCAGTACCTTTAGTTTTTAATAAATAAGGTGCATTATGGTATAATCGTTTCCATATTTCTTTAGTAATATCTCCTTTAGGAATTGAACCTGCATTAGATGCAGTTACTAGAGTTTGTTTTTCAGGGACATCATAAAATATACTACCTGTTGTTCCTTCACCTAAAATATATTCTATTAAATTTGAATTTTCAAATTGATCAAATGTTTCTAATCCTAAACTTTTTAAAGAAAAATAAACTAAATCTTTAGAAATACCTCTTGTATGATGAGTATCATTAACTTCAGTAATATGTTTAATATGGGTCCAAATTTGATCATAATGATGACCCATCATATGGACAAATGTAACATAAAATGAATTATCTGAGTTTTCTAAGATATGATTAGGAATTAATCTTATTAAGGAATGTTCATTTTGATTATCATATAAAGAAGCTGATAAAAGTTGACCCCCATAATATGGGTAACTATCCCTTTCATCTCCTAACCAATTTAATACTTGTGAAGAAGATATTGAATATAAAGTATGAGGTGATGATGTTGTAGATTTAGGCCATGACAATGCTCCTGATTCGTAATATAAAAATCTTTCATAACCATCTAAGTTTTTAAGTAAATTAGTTTTTTTAGTTATAGTAGATTCTTTATCATTTAATACAAAAACAGAAGCAGATGTAGGACCTGTAATTGAATTTATTGTAGATAATCTATTATCATATTGTTCTAATAATTCAACTTTATATTTAAAATTTTTAAGTCTTTCTAAAGCACTACCAAAATGTACAAAATTTTCAAAATTATAAGTTGTTTCTTGGGGATCTCCTTCATTACTACCTGAAGGGGTTCTAATATAATCATATTGAATTTCAGGAATTTCTCTGTTTTCTAATTTACCTAAAAGTTCTTGATATGAGGATGTTAAACTATATTTTAATAATTCATCATAATTTTTATAACCTGAGGGTATACTGTTATTTAATCTAACATCTATATTAAAATTAGGACCTTTAAGAGGTAAATTACTATCTGTAAATTCAGGAATACCTAAATCTTGATTAATAGTTATAGGATCTATAATTTCTTCAGCTATTGAAAATGTATCAAGTAAATTAATATTATTAGGTAAAGGACTATTTAATTTTATACCTAATTCTGCAATAGGTGATTTTTCATTAATTCTTATATTAACTCCTGTTATGAGTTGGTTTTCACCAAAATTTAATATAAAATCTCTAAAAAAGGGTGAATTATTTAATTCATTTATAAATCTTTGAGATGCATTTAATAAATCTTGTTTAGATACGTCTTGAACTTTAACATTTAACTCTGTTCGTGAAGGAGATATAGATTTAATTACGAATTTTTGTAAAGATGTATTAAATATCTTTTTACGAAGTACATTAATAATTATTTTATAATCTCCTGAAGTAAAACCATTATTATTTAATAATAATATAGGATCTAAAGATATTTCATTTGTTAAAGAAGTATCACCTATTATTTCAAAATCTGTAAAATTTAGTATAGAAGTTATAAGTTGGTTTCTTGTATTAAAAATATGGGCTTCCATATAATCTTCAGGTCTACCAAACCTTCTATCAATAGTTTTTGATGCTATTGATTCACGTGGAAAACTATATTTGTTTTTTGTTTTTTCTATTTCAGTTTTAATATTTGCCATATTTTATGAATAAACATATTTATCAAATGTATATCTAAAATTATTTATTTCTATTACCTGGTTTATATCATTATCAAATCCATAATGTTGAGATAATTCTTCATAACCCCTATTAGAGTAATAACCTCCACCAAAACCTGTACCTATGAATTTTTCTTTTTTATATCTAACTTTAATTAATCCTTGATTTAAAAGTATAGTAGCATCATTTCCTTTATATTCTATATTAGAAATATCTACTTCGTATTCATTTCCTTCTAAAATTCCTTCAAATAAATTTTGACCTTCTTCCCATCCACTATATGCATCATTAACTTCTTCTTCAGTTAATGGATACATTTGTGTTCCACTACCCTTATCATTAACCCTTTTACCATCAGCATTTACTGCGGCAGTACTTGGTAATATTTCACTAAAATTTATATTAGGAAAGTTTGATTTTTTATCCCAAATTCTTTTTAATATAGCTAATGTTTGTCTAGATCTTTGTACTTTTGGTCTTATTAATTTTAGTAATTTTTCTCCATTATCCTTTTCTTCTTGAGTATATCCTTCAGTTGCATCTAAATAATATTTCCATTCTAAACTTTCAAGTTCTCCTTCTCTTTGAAATTCAGATTTAATTTTAGATTTTAATAAAATTATAAATGTTACTTGAGAACTAATACTTCCATTTTCTATAGGTTGAACTAAATCTCTTAATTCTACTTTCCAATCACTAACGACTATATTTTGAAGTTGTTCTAATTGTTGTTCTAGTTGTTGATCTTCAGTTTGACCTGTTAAATCTTCTAAACCTAATATAGTACCTTCTGTTATACCATCTATTACAGTTTTAGGGACTCTCATAATGATATCATAATCATTTATGTAATTTACACTTTCAGGATCATCATTATACCCTAATGATGCTTTAAGAGCTTTAAATACTTCTCCTTCTTCCCCACCTTGAATTGATCTTCTTTTTCCCCTATCCATATAATAACATATATATGGTTTATCAGATTGTCCTATTATAGTACCATTAGCATAAAATGGATGTTCTTCCTCAGGTGTATTAAGTTCTTCTTCTAATTCAGCAATTCTTTCTGTTAAAAGAGCTATTTGTTCTTCTTTAGGATCAATATAATTTTTTATATAATCAGTACTTTGTTTTATAATTGTTGTATGAGAATTTTTTCCTGTTTTAGGAATATCGTAAAATAATTCTCCATATATAGAAAAAAAATTAGATAAATCTATAGGATCTTTTGTTTTAAAAATTTCTGAAAAAGATCTATCTACTAAACCTTCTGTTGATTTAGTACTATATATAGTTTTAGTTAATTTTATATTTTCTTTAGCCATTATCTGATTACTTTAAAATAGTAATTATCATCAAATATAGTTGTACCATAATCATTAATATGTTTAATTAAAATACGATAATATCTTTCTGGTTGAAATCCATTCATATGTAATTTAAAATACATACCATTATTATCTACACTTAATTTAGTACAATTATTATCAAAAGGAATAATTACTTCTTCTGTATGTGCATCTCTTATACTATAATAAGAAGTTTTTTTAAGAAATCCTGTTTTTAAAAAATTAGAACCAGATACAAATGTACGTGTAGGATATTTTTTTCTTACATGTAATCTAAATGTAGCTTCTTCATTTTTATTATATTCATTTTTAGTATTAGTTAAAGATACATTTATATATTGACTACTAGAATCAGCTGTTGGGTGAATAATTTCATTATTTCCATCTGTTGAATAAGGACCAGAAGTAGCTGTACTATCATCCCATTTAAAAGCTAATCTTGGTGGATAAATTGTATGGGTATCTACTGAAAAATATTGTAATTCACCATTACTACCTGATACAGCATTTTCTGTAATTTCTGGATTTTTAATTATAAACCCATAATTAGGAATTCCTGTTGGGTATGTTTGAGAAGCGTATAAACTGGAACTAAATTTTTGTACTATAGAAGTAACATCTATATTTAAATCTAAAGAATCTGCATTTGCAAATGATTGGCTTCCTTCAAAACCACTACCTGTATACCAAACTCCACCTCCTTTAGTAATGTTTGGAGAAAATATTGACCCTGTAGTACCAGGAGAAAAACTTGAAGTCGACCATTCTATTTTGTTAATTGAGTTATCTCTATATAGCCATGAAGAACCATTAGATGATAAAGGTAAATTAGAATATCTACCTGTTCCTTCGTTCCATGATTGAGATATAGGAAATACTTCTATTAATTGTTCTGCTGCTAAATTTTTATGTTCTGTAGAAAATAATTGTAAACTTGCAGTAAAATTATTAGAACCTATTTTATTTATAACTTTTTGAATATCATCATTAGAAAATTGGATTAATATTCTTGAAGGATAATGTAAAGTATTATTTGATCCTTTTTCTTTTATAAGTTCAAGTACTTCATCATTACCAGTATTCATAGTACTCCTATCAGGATGACTATATAATGTTGTATCTTTTTCGGGAAATATAAAGTAATATGCCATTTTTAATATGTTGTTATGCTTCCGTTAATATCTTGGTTAGGGTATTTTAATTCAAAAATACTTGGATCCATTGAAGGGTATATAATACCATTACGTGTGGCACCTTCAAAATCATACTTATATTGTGAATATCCTAAAGATATTCCATTTTTATTTTCTATTTTTATATTTTCAACTGTTTGGACTCCATTAATACTCGCTAGTAGGTTAGCTATTTCAGATATAATAATAGGTTGATTAATTTGCCATTTATCTATATTAAAATAATCTTTTAACTCAGTTATACATTCTATTCTAACTTCATCATTATTATAATTTTTTAATGTTGTAATTTCAAAATTTAAGCTAAAGTTAATTATAAATGCATCTTTAATATTAATAGCATCAGTTAACATTCTAAATTGTTCTAAATAAGTAGATAAATTAGTTTTAGTAGCTTGATTTAAAGTTGTCAAATGTTTACTAGAATCATACCCTAAAGTATATAAGTTTAATGCTAAAGGATTAGGAATACTATTATATTCTGTTGTTAAGGGGGATATTTGATCATCTTGAATAATAAAAGCTTTAGATATATGACCAAATTTAGAAGGTAAAGATAAAGTTCTTATAATATAATCTTCTTTAGTAACTGCTCTTTTTTGTGCTGAAAAATTAGCCATTGCATTTAATCTAATATCTTCTATAGAATCTCCATTTCCTCCTCCTGTAGCTGGTTGGGGGTTATTGGATTGGATTGATGATTTAATTTCTTTTAGTAAAAGATTATTTAAATTAGGTTTATTAGATAATAATAAATCACCTATTTCAGTAATTGTATTTGATTGAACATTAGATTCTAATCCACCCCCTACTAAATAAGTTACAGTTAGAGTTGTATTAGCAGGTGCTTGACCATATGTTTTAGTAAATAAAAAGTTAGATGGATCATAAGCTGTATCTAATTTAGATCTTCCATCATTTATTCCTAAACCAATATTATCTGGGTTTGGGATAATTTCTTCATCTGCTTTATCGCTTATACCTGCACCAAATTGGATTTCTAATTGGTTGTTGTTTTTAAATCTTGAAATAAATCTTCTTGTAGATTTTTTTAATTTTAAAAGGTAAGGAGTTTGATTATTAAATTGTTTTAATTCAGGATCATTAGTACCTATATTTTCTACATCTTCAAAAATTGTATCTTGAGCTAAATATGGTACTTCAGACCAACTATTTCCTTCACTATCAATTATTGATTCAATTGATATAATATTATTATCAAATATTTCTAAAGTTTTAAAACGTTCAGGTGATCCTATATTAAAAGTTTTAGTTTTAAGTTCACCTGAAATTGCTTTAATATTTCTTTTTAATAAAAAGTATGTAGGATTAAAATTATCATCATAACTATATATAGATGGAGTAGGATCAATTGATGATGAAACTGAAAAATTAACTTGATTTGATAAATAAAAAGTAGGACCTTCAGTAGAAATAAAAGTTGAATTTGGTAAAACTCTTAAAGCGTAATCAAAATCAGGCTTATATTCATTATTTATTAATTTTGATGGAACTAATTGATTAATTTCTAAATCTACACTAGATGCTGCTGTTACTTTAGGTCTATAACCCATAGCATAAGCTAAATTATATAAATTTTCTCTTTCTTGTGCTAATAATAAAAAAGATTCTTTTAATTGAGTATCTGTATAAAATGATAAAACATCACCAACATAGGCGGCCATTTCAAGGAACATCATTCCTGGATTACCTTCACTAAAATCATTAAAATTATTTGGAAAATATACTTCAGCAAATTCTATTAATTGATTTTTATAAGAATTATAATCTTTATTAAGATATTTTACATCCTTATCTTGTGTTTTATTTGATATTTTATTATAAGCCATTTTTATAAGTTATTAACCATTTCCACGTGGGAAATAGGAAGAATTAAAATTCAATTGGATAGCATCTTTAGACTTATCCAAATTAAAAGTGTATGAAATTATTATGTTTAATTTATATTCATTTTCTAAAAAATCTAGATTTACATCAAATAAAGAAATTGTAGGTATATAAAATTCTATTTGGTTATTTATTTTTTCTTTTAAAATTTCTATATCTGGATTTTGTTCAAATAAAATTTTTTTTAATCCTATACCAAAATTGGGTTCGTTTATACGTTCACCTGGTTCAGTTAATAATAAATTAATTAAATTACTTTTAACTTGTTCTTTAACTGTATTTGTACTTTTAAACATATTAATTTCATCAAGAGGAAAAGCAACCCCGATAGTAACATTTTTGTTAATATCTAAAGGACTAATTCTTTTATTTCCATTAATATATGCCATTAAGGTTTACTATTTTTCTTTTTATCTATAGCTCTCATTAATTCTCTATAGTCTCTATTTACAACATTTACTACTTCTGTAGGCATTGTTTCTACTGGTAAAGGAGAAGATGTATTAAAAGGTTGAGATAAACTTACAGGTGAAGTTGTAGTTTCTAAATTAGTATTTCCTTGAGCTGTTTCATTTAATAAATCGTTAAGAGTATTATTAGATGTAAAATTTTTAGATATGGGTTTTTTACCTATAATTTTTTCTTTTAAAGAAGTTTGTACATTTTTAGGAATAGGTGTACGTTGTAAAGATTGTTCTACAACTTGTGGTTTTAATTCTTCACGTAAATCTTCTTTAAGTGTTTTAATTTCACGTCGAAGAGCATAATCTATCTCTTCTCTTACGACTTTTCTAATTAATTTTTCGAAAACTGTGGCTTTCATGTAAAATGATGTTTGTTAATAAATATAATTAAATTAAGCAATTCGATATTGAATTACTTGAAAGTTTGCATTTCGTATTCTTTCTATAGTATTAGATAATAAATCATCTTCAATAAGAATTATTTTTGTACTATTTGCATTATCTAAATTAATTTGAGCATTATTTATAGCATCAGCATAATCTTCGTCTTGTATTGAATCTCCTTCAACATTACACATTAAAGTATATTTTAAATAAAATGATTCAATTAACCCTAATACTGAAGATATTGTGTTTTTTATTACAATTATAGCTCCTAAAGCTAAAGTTATTATTCTTGCGGGGATTTTTATTTTATTAGTTATTTTAGTTACTTTTTTTTCAAAAACTTTTATTGAATTTTTTATTTCTTGAACTTTAGCTTTTGATTTATCTATTTGGTCTTTTAATTTAACAGTAGTTGCACCATCTGCTGCTGGTCCTTTTAAAAAATTAATACCTACTTTAGCTACTTGTACTATAACATTAAGTACAGGTATCAATGCTCTTAAGGTTTTAAAAATTGCTTCAATAATAAGTATTACTGCATTAATTTTAAGTAATTGTTCTTGAAGTTTTAAAAGTTTTTCATTTGATTTATTAATAATATTTTGTAATTTTTTTACTTTTGATGTCATTTTACCATAAATAAAATCAATACGATTTTTTACTTCTATACTACAAACTAATTCAGGTCCTTTAGACGTAATTTCATCCATCATCATTTGTTTAACAGTATCTTTAGTTGGAATTTTTTGTTTTATTTCAACTATTTTTTTATTAGCTTCATCTTTTACACTAGGTGCTACATTATCTAATATTTGTTGACTTTGTTGAAATAATGATGTTATAGCTCTTGTTGACATATTATATAGTTTTAACTTTATTACTTAATGTTTCTTTAAATTGTTTTCTAATTAATTTAAGTTTATCTTGACGTTTTTTAATAGGTAATAAATTAGTAGCATTGGGGGTTGTAGGACCAGAAGGAGGAGCTATGTAAGAAATTTCTTCATTAATCATATCTAATATATCTTCTAAAATACCTATTAAACCACCTTCTAACTCGTCATCATCTCCTATCATCCATTCTTTCATTTTATTACCTAATATTACAGGTTCAGTAGGTAAATTTCCATCTTTCAAACCAAAATAAATATTAGGAGAATTAACAATAAATTTACTATCTTCTTTATCACTTGTATCAAAATTAAAACTACCATTAGTACTAAATCCTATAGCTTTATCTGAAAATAGTAAAATAGAATCATCTTTGGCATTAAAAATTAGACGATCTGAATTAATAATTACTTGTTTTCCTTGGTATATATTAGGTGAATCTGGTGTATAACTCATTTAAGCTGATTTTAAATTTAATTTTGCTGTATTAATAGAATTAGTTGTTAATTTACTTAATGGATAATTGGCTGGGTTAGCTGTTTCTATATTATTTGAGTTAATTCCTAATTCTCTACAATAGGTAGGGACATCTAACCAAGGACAAGTTTTACCTTTTTTTACAGGATCAAAATATATTTGATTATGACCTAATATTTTAATATTAGGATATCTTATTACATAAAATTTAACTAATTCATTTAATGCATTTGCTTGTTCTTTAGTCAAATCAAAAACATGCCCACCTATCCAATTTAAATTGATAGTATTATGATTACCTATATCTTTACTTTGATTTGGAGATTTACCTGCTGTACCAACTCCAAATGATTTTTCATCATCTTTATATATTTGTATACATTTACCTGTATAATCTATTGTTGTATGATAACCATGTCTACTCCAACCATCACCATTAACATCTTGCATGAAAAATTTAGCTACTTTTTCATGTGTTGTTCCATATGCCATAGCTGTAGTGTGGATAACTAAATATTCTACTCTATTAGCTGTAGGTTGTAATTCAATTTGGGTTTTTAAATCATAAATACTTAAAGGAGGATGTAAAACAACAGATTTAGGTGGGTATGATTTAGATGGAACTGTTATTGTTGTACCAGTTTGTAAAGTATTTGAAAGATTTTCTATATCTTCTTCAGTTACAATTTCCCCATCTCCCATATCTTCTATATTATCTTCTCCTGCTCCATCAGTACCTGATATATCAGTAATTTCCATAGTTCCAGGTCCATCTAATATTTCTTCTGCATAATCTGCAAAAGGGTCATCGGATTCTACTGATGATGTAGGGGGAAGATTGACTGGTGTACTTTCAAATGATTCTACAGTATCTGTATATAAATCTTGTGTTGGTGGAATTGTTTCTACTGGTTGTATTGGTTGTTCATAATTACCTGTTAATTGTTCTTGTATAGTAGGTTCTATAACTAAATCAGCACCAAAAGATTTTTGATTTAATGAGGCAGGAATAAAATTAGATAATTGTTGATTAGATGTCATATAAATAGAAGAAACATCGTTTGCTATATCTTCTATATTAGGAATCCATCCTTTACCATCTAATTGAGGTTGACCATTTTTAATAATAGTAATAGGATCACCTAATTCACCTACATTACTCCAACCGTTAGGAGTCCCTACTTTATCACTTATATTAGTTGAACCAAATCTAATTGAATTACCAAATCTACCTTCTATAATAGTGTCCCCTTCATAAGGTAATAATGGTTTTATATTTAATTTTTCTTGAAAATAATTACCTAATTTAATATTTGTAGAAGCTTCTTCTAATTTTCTATTTATTGTTTGATTATAATCTTGATTTTTAGTATCTTTAATATATGGTAAAGCATTATGGTGAGGGTGGTTCCATATATTTAATATAGGAAAATAATATGAAGATATTTTATTATCTTTACTTTTAGTAGAAGTAATTAAAACTAATTCATTTATTAAAGGATAATTTTTTACAAAAGTAAATAAGGGTTTAGCTACAGAATTAGTATTAGAATTAGATTGATTTAATTCAGTATAAAATATAGTCCCTATTGAGTCATAATTTCCATATTTTTCAAACTGGTCATGACTGGGATCTAATATAATATCAGTAACCCTAACAACTGTTAATTTTCTTATTGTAGGTAATATTTGAAAATTATTATTAGTTCTAACTATTGCCATTATCTTTTTCTGTTTCTTCTATTATATTTTGTAATTGGTTCATTTCTTCTTCAGTTAACATATCACCTCCACCGTTAGTAGTATTTCCTGTGGATAAACGCTGTACAATGGCTGCCATTTTTAATAAATGGTCATCATTTTTAACGCTAATTTCCATGTATTCTTTAATTAATGGAACTACAACAGTAGCGTCTCCTAAGTTTTGGATAAGGGGTCTTAATTCAGCTATAAGCTGACCTATTTGTTTACCTTTTTTCTTTTGATTAGTGTGAATTTCTTTAAGAAGATCAGAAAAGGTTTTATCGTCAAATATTATTTGATTTAATGAATCCATATTGTATTTTATTATAAATATAGAATCTTTTAAATTTTTACATATCCCGTTTTATCATATTCATTATATAATTCACG